GCAAGTGGCGGTTTAACATTATCACTCACGGCTTCAGGATCATTGACTGGTTAAGTAGTTTTTGATTATGCTGGTTTTCAATCAGTATAAATAGTTATACTATGGCAGAATTATTTGGATGGGAAGTAAAGAAGAAGGAGAGCGACAAGGCCAAAAGCTTTGTCGCTCCTTCGGACGAAGAAGGCACACTAGATATTGCTGGTGGTGCCGGTTTTTTTGGGCAATACTTATCTTATGATAAGGCTGCTCGTAATGATTATGATTTGGTACGCAAGTACCGACAAACCTCAGAAAACCCTGAGTGCGACCAAGCGATAGAAGATATTATCAACGAAGCCATTACGGCTGATGAAACTGATATTTCTGTAGCGGTCAATCTCGATTGGGTTCCTCTTTCTATGTCTATCAAGAGAAAGATAGACCAAGAATTTAAAGAAGTTCTTACACTCCTACAGTGGAAAAAGAAAGGTCACGATATCTTTAGACGGTGGTATATTGATGGTAGAATATTCTATCATAAATTGATTGATGAAAAATCTCCCCGAAAAGGTATAACAGAAGTTCGTTATATTGATCCTAAGTTTATTAAGAAGATTAGGGAAGTAGAAAAGGAAAAAGGACCGGGTGGTGTAGAAATAGTTAAGGATGTAAAGGAGTGGTATATCTATAATGAAGCTGGTGTATATCCTTCTCTACCGGCAATTGGTGGGTCCTCCAATAGTCAAGCTCAGGGTTTAAGAATTTCGCCTGATGCTATTGCGTATGTTCCGTCTGGGCTATACAACCCCACAACGAATCAAGTTTATTCTTTATTGCAGAAGGCAATCAAGCCTACTAATCAATTAAGAATGATTGAAGATGCGGTAGTTATCTATCGTATTGCTAGAGCGCCCGAAAGACGTATCTTTTATATCGACGTTGGTAATCTACCCAAACCTAAGGCTGAGGCATACATGAAGGATGTTATGTCTCGCTATAGAAATAAAGTTGTTTATGATTCTAATACTGGTGAGATTATGGATGACAGAAATCAGATGTCTATGTTGGAAGATTTCTGGCTGCCTCGTCGAGAAGGTGGTAGAGGAACAGATGTAAGTACTCTAGCCGGTGGTGCGAACTTAGGTGAATTAGAAGATATCAAATATTTTCAGAAGAAGCTTTATAAGTCATTGAACATTCCTATTTCTCGTTTAGAGTCAGAAGGTGGTTTCAATCTTGGTAAATCTACAGAGATAACCCGAGATGAAATTAAGTTTAGTAAGTTTATTCAACGTCTGCGTAAGAAGTTTTCAGAACTCTTCCAAGATATGCTCAAAACCCAATTAGTTTTAAAGGGTATAATGAAGCCAGAAGATTGGGAACATATTAAAGAATATATGGTTTATGATTTTAAAGATGATAACCATTTTCAAGAGTTAAAAGAACTAGAAATTCTTAATGAACGAATGACTGCATTACAGGCCGTTAATGATTATGTGGGTACCTATTATTCAGTAGAATATGTCCGACGTTATGTATTGCGTCAATCTGATACAGAGATTGAAGAAATTGATAAACAGATTGAACAAGAAAAGAAAGATGATGTTATGGACGATGATGCTGGATTACAACCGGGTATGGCAGTTGGTACTAATGTACCTGAGCCAGAGATGCCACCTATGAATGGTAATGGGGCGACAGTCCCAGGTGGTGTAGAAGGGCAAGCTGACGCAGATCAGGAATATTCAGGTCCAGAGACTGCGTAAATTATAAATATTAGAGGAATATACAATGGATAAGAATCTTAAAAAGATGATTGATAATATTGCCGACGGTGACATGGCTGCCGCTGGTGATGCATTTAATGCTGCTGCTGATGCACGAAGGCAAGATGCATGGAAACAAGCCAAAGTAGATTACGCTCAGAAGGCTTTTAAAGAAGTTGATCTGGGACAAGAAACTTCGGGAGTAGATACGGGCATTACAGGTGACCCAGCCGAAGTAGAAGAGGAATAACTATGAAACTTATATCTGAATCAATTGAAGATGTCGATTATCTCATAGAAGATGATGAGACAGGGAAAAAGAATTATAAAATTAAAGGTCCGTTTTTACAAGCCGAGATTAAAAACAGAAATGGTCGCATCTATCCGTTGAACATTCTTGAAAAAGAAGTAAACAGATATAACAAAGAATACATCCAGAAGAATAGGGCGTTTGGTGAACTCGGTCATCCTGACGGCCCGACTGTAAACCTAGAGAGAGTATCACATCTTATCACTAAATTATATCCTGATGGTAATAATTTTATTGGTGAAGCCAAGGTGATGGATACTCCTTATGGAAAAATTGTAAAGAATCTCATAGACGAAGGTGCCAAGTTAGGGGTTTCGTCCCGAGGTATGGGGTCGCTCGCACCGCAGCGTGGGGCCCATGTAGTAAAAGATGATTTTTATCTTGCTACTGCTGCTGATATAGTCGCAGATCCGTCTGCCCCCAATGCTTTCGTTGAAGGTATTATGGAAGGCAAAGAGTGGGTATGGGATAATGGTGCAGTTAAAGAGATGGATATTGACGCTTATAAGAGAGAATTAGACAGGAAATATAAATTTGCGCAGGCTAGAGAAGAAAAGGCTGTGGAAATCTTTGAAAATTTTATGTCTAAATTTTGAATATTATAAATAACTTATATGTACATTAAAAACAGGGAGTATTCCAAATGACGGATATTAACACTGAACTAGAGAGAATTGCCGATGAAACATTGGGCAACCCTCTAGAGGAAGCACAGGATGGCCTAGATACTAAAGGTAATCCACGGGCTGCCATGAAAGGTGCCGCTCCTGCCCAGAAAGAAGCCACAATTGCTGGTGGAACTCCGGGTGGTGAGACACAAGACATGGGACCTGCTGTAGTTTCTCCAGAAGCCAAATCTGATCCGGGCGATGCCGCAACTAAAAAGGCAAAAAAGGCTACTCCTCCCAAGACTAAACCCTCTGATGCTTCTTCTGTAGCTGTTGGTGACGGAAGTGGTGAAATGAAGGTTGGCGCTAGAGAAGAATTTGAAGCTGAAGGCGTTGATCCAGAGGAAAAAGACTTAGCGGCTGCTCGTGCAGCTGAGAAGAAAAAAGCTGGTAAGGGGGGTGGTACAGCTGGACGGCCGCAGGAAGAGCCGGATGAAGATGAGGAAGATGGTGAAAAGAAACAGACCGATCTAGACAAAGACGACGAAGAGGAAGGTGCTCGTAGTAAGAAGCGTCCTACCGCTGAAGAGCGTGTTGCAGAGATTGATCTTTCCAGTGATGTAGATGCATTGACATCTGGTGAAGGACTTTCCGAAGAATTTAAGACAAAGGCTGCTACAATTTTTGAAGCTGCACTGAAGTCAAAGATCCGTACGGAACTTGAACGTCTAGAGGAAGAGTACGCAGAGGCTTATGATTCCGCTATTAATGAAGCAAAAGATGAGTTGACCGAGAAAGTTGATGGTTACCTCACCTATGTTGTGGAAGAGTGGATGAAGAAGAATGAGTTGGCAGTTGAGCATAGGCTCAAAACTGAACTTGCTGAACAGTTTATCGCTGGTTTGAGAACACTGTTTGAAGAGCATGATATTGCAATTCCTGATGAGAGATTTGATATGTTAGAAGCTGCGGCAACGCAAGCTGATGAGATGGAAGGTCGCCTTAATGAGGAGATTGAAAAGAATGTCGCTCTGACACAGCAAGTAAATGAACTGTCAAAGAATGAAATTCTTTTAGATGTGGCTTCTGATCTAGCAGATACAGAAGTTGAGAAGTTTTCAGAGCTGGCTGAAAGTGTAGAGTACGAGGGTGCCGACGACTATCGTTTGAAGTTGGAGACAATCAAAGACTCTTATTTTCCAAAAGCAATGATTAACGAAGAAGTAGAAGCAGCGCCGAATTATGAAGCAGAAACATCCGGTACAATGGCTGCATATATGACTGCTATTGGTAAAGTACAGAAACGTGCTAGCTGATAGATGAGATTAAAAATTTTTATTAATAAAAAATAGGGAGAAAACAATGTTTAACACTGAACACCTACAGGAAAAATGGCAGCCAGTCCTAGAGCATCCTGATCTTCCCGAGATTAAGGATCCGTACCGGCGTGCTGTTACTACTGTTATCTTGGAAAACCAAGAAAGAGCTATGGGTGAAGATCGAGAGTTTTTGGGAGAAGTTGCGCCTAATAACGCTACGGGAGCTAACATTCAGAATTGGGATCCAATCCTGATTTCACTAGTTCGTCGTGCGATGCCTTCACTAATTGCTTATGATATCTGCGGCGTACAGCCAATGACTGGTCCTACAGGACTTATTTTTGCAATGAAGGCCCGATACACTTCACAAGTTGGTCCGGAAGCTCTGTATAATGAAGCAAATACATTCTTTGCTGCACAAAAACAGAATGCTACAACGGGCGCACAGGTTGCTACACAGGTAGGCTCTGACGTTATTAAAGCGATGTCTGCTACTGTATATAGTGCATCAGGTGGTATGACAACTGCTGCTGCAGAAGCTCTTGGCGATTCAAATGCCGATTCTTTTGCTCAGATGGCATTCAGTATTGAGAAGGCGACTGTAACCGCTCGGTCCAGAGCCCTCAAAGCTGAATACACGATGGAACTTGCCCAAGATTTGAAAGCGATCCACGGTCTCGATGCTGAAACCGAACTCGCCAACATTCTATCGGCTGAGATCCTTGCTGAAATTAACCGAGAAGTAATCCGTACAATCTATCTAAAATCTGTCATGGGTGCTGCGACTAATACCTCAACACCTGGTATCTTTGATTTGAACACAGATTCCAACGGTCGTTGGTCTGTTGAGAAATTCAAAGGTTTGATGTTCTCGATGGAGAGAGATGCGAACATGATTGCTCGTGATACACGCCGTGGTAAAGGTAACATCTTAATTTGTTCTGCTGATGTTGCGTCTGCCATGACAATGGCTGGTCTGCTTGATTATCAATCTGCCCTTCAGGATAACCTGAACGTAGATTCGACAGGCAACACATTCGCCGGTGTCCTAAATGGTCGTCTTAAAGTATACGTTGATCCGTATGCGAATATGTCAGTACCATATCCGACACCCGGTACACCAGCTGGTGCGTCTGCTAACCAGTACTATGTTGTTGGTTACAAGGGCACATCACCTTATGACGCTGGTTTGTTCTATTGCCCATACGTTCCGTTGCAGATGGTTCGTGCCGTTGGTGAGAACACCTTCCAGCCGAAGATTGGTTTTAAGACACGGTATGGTTTGATTGCGAACCCGTTTGCAGAGTCAACCTTGCAGAATGATGCAGGTACTGCTAATGCGAATGTCTACTACCGTAGAGCGCAGATTACTAATCTTATGTAAGAGAAGTTCTACAAAAAAGTGTTCGTCATTATATAATAATAAAGAACACACACTTTTGGACGCCCCTCCCACCGCAGGGGCGTTTTTTTTGGCCTGCCTTCTTATAAATAGTAGGAACAATACTAGAGGTCATCTGTGGTACCATATCGGGCCACGCCTCAATTTAGGAGAAATAAAATGGCAAGATCAGTACAAGTTTTAAAAAATACAACAGGCAGTGTATGTGTAAAAATAGAAGGGGATGATGCTGCAACTACAACATTAGACCCAGCTGGGAATTATGAAATACCTGCAAATGGTCTATCTTCAATTAAGCGTTTAATGTGGACAATGGCAAGTGGAAGTATTACCATTACTTGGAAGGCCAAAGCCTCAGGTACGGATGCAGTAGCCACTAGATTAACAGGGAATGGTAGTTGGAACTTTATGCATAATAGTCCAGTACTTACAAATCCTTTAGGTTTACAAATTGCGACGATTGGTGTTACGGCGGGTGGTAGTGGATACACATCCGACCCGACTGTAGTAATTACACCGCCAACTTATCAGGGCTTAGGTCCTAATGGTTCGCCTTTTGTAACGGCAACTGCTACTGCTGGACGAAGTGGTAATGCGGTTAATGCTGTAACTGTTACCAATCCTGGTGAGTTCTATACTGATACACCTTTAATTACATTTACTGGTGGTGGTGGTGGTTCTGATGCAACTGCAACGGCAACAATGGATAATGCTACTGGTGCTATTGCAATTACGAAGGTAGGCGCTGTTTTATTTACACTTGTTATAGACATAGCTACACCAGCTGGATTATAATGGCATTAATACCTACTGTTCCACCGGCAGCGCCTTTATCTACTAGTACAGTAAGAACAGGTAAGGTGGGTGATACTACTATCAACCCTGATGCACGGCAGCCGACGGTCTTTGATTATTCACAGAGTAATCAATTTAGGATTAATATACCAATATTTCCATTAACAGAATGGTTTGTGGTTAGTTGCAACGTCCCTGGTGTTACTATGGGCCAGGGCGTTGTACCTACCCCATTGATAGATGTTCCTTTTATTGGTGATAAACTTACCTATGACCAATTCAATATGACCTTTCTAGTTGACGAACAATTAAAGAACTATATTGAACTGCACGATTGGTTAGTTAATATGGCAGCCCCACAAAAGTCATCTCAGTTTGGTGCTCGAACTAGTGACTATGTGGTACGTCCAAGTCAACCTACTACTTTTTATGTGGATGGAAAACAGGTAACTGGTTCTACTTCCGATAGAAATTTGTACTGTGATATAGAACTATATATTTTAAGTTCTAAAAATAACCCTGTGGCTAAGATTACAATGCAAGAGGCTTTCCCTGTTACTATCAGTGCATTAGATTATACTCAGCAAGATGCTGATACTGCTTATGTACAGTGTAATGTATCATTTGCTTTTATGCTGTATACAATTGAAGCTGTATAAATAATCCTGAGGGAGTAGTTAAGATAATCGGATTAGGTATGTAATCTTCCAACAATGTTATTGACGGAAGTATAGTTAGGGTATATAGGCAAGGGTTGGTTATCCTCTGGCTACTTTCTCACCTTTTATTATGGAGTGAATATGGATTTAAGTGAGTTGCAAAAAGAAGTGGATCGTGATATAAAGATTGATGATACAGAATTAGATATCGAAAGTATCCGTACACCACAATTACACAATAAGTATCTGAAACATTATACAAAGTATTCTTTACAACTAAGAAAGGTGCGAGATGACTATAAGTACTTGCATAGAGTGAAGTGGGAATACTATACAGGTAAGGCTGATCCTTCTGTCTATCAAGCAGAGCCTTTTGATTTGAAGATATTGAAATCTGATGTAGGCATCTATCTAGATGCTGATAAAGATTTACAGGAGTTAGGTCAAAAAGAGGCCTACTTAGAGACAGTAGTAAATTATCTTGAGAAAATATTAAGGGAGATCACAAATCGTAATTGGACAATTCGCAACACTATTGAATGGAAGAAATTTCTACATGGTGAGTGATGGACGTTACCCTTACAAAATTTAATGAAGTATATCTCCGTATCAAATG